GCAAAAACGACTAGTAATTGCCGTACATAAAGTTTACAACTCTGTTTACAAGTGATTAAAAATTTCCCGACATTACGTCGGTACAAAAACTCACTCAGAGCCGATTCCAAAGGAATCTTCCTTATTGTACTGACGCAATTAAACATCAGGGTTCACCACCTGTGAACCTTAAAACCACAATGTGGGAAATAACGGTCGTATCGTTATTTATTTATATAAGCAACAGTTTTACTTAAAAAGAAGCAGCTGTTGCTGGTCCGTAAATGAATTTGGGTGGTACATTTACGAAAAAGAATGGATTATAATCAGGTCCTATAGAAAAATATCTATCATATCCTGAAAAATTACCATTCTTATTTGGTATAATTATTTCCAAAGCAAACTTCTCATCTATTGAGTCATCAATAGGTGAACCGTAAGTTGAATTTCTAGGGTTTGTAGTACAAAATCTAAATTTATTATAATGGGGGTATAGTACTGACAAACCTGACTGCGTTCTCTGATTTACAAGAGCAGTACCAGCAGATGTTTGTTTTCTTCTGGATACTGAAGTTCTAGCTGTATTCGAAAAAGATGTAGCTAGTATATTGGTCGTAATTTGTCTCAAACCAGATCTAGTAGTAATCGCGGTACCATTAAAAACATTAGTATATTGCCTACGCACATTCATAACAGATGCAGGATCTACATTATGTAAATTATAATGCCAAATCATCGAACCTCTTTGACCAACAAAACAAGGCGCAATAAGATTAAAATTGGTTGATTGCACATAATTATAATTAGAATCGGTACCAGCACCATTAATTTGCTGACCACCATGTATACCTGTAGGTGAATAACCAGGAGCTTGAGGCCATTTTGTATGCATAAACGTATAAATATTAGAACTTGTACCTGAAGTAGCATCAAATACACGTTCAGTATTTAAAAATTCCGCTCTACGCAACAATTCGCGCACAGAAGCTATCCTTTCACCCATAGAAATATCATAAATATGATCAGGTGTAGGGTGTGATTTGCCCATAGTGTGGCGAATCACGTCTGGAAATAATTCAATAGTACGGATAGAATCTCTGGATAACTCAACATTAGTTTCAGAAGCCTGAATAATTTCGGTGTTAACAGGACCACCTACCTCGATAGGTGTAGGATTCGCTAATTCGTAATTTTCGGCTGCATAGACAAAACATTGTAATGTGATTGAAGCAGTATCTAAAGGTGCGGTAAGGTTATTTAATACGCGAACAGTGAGTCTACCATTATGAAAATCATCATTATAAGCTGTTAAACTTCCACCATTTTGTGCATAATCGGTGACCAATGTGTCACGCACCTTGAGGAAATTCTGGGGTGCCATATAAGGTACTCTTATTACAAATTCTGTACTCTCTGAAATATCTACAATAAGAGTTTGAACTACATTATTATTATCAGAAGTTGTAACAATATCACCTGTAGGATCATAGTTTACAACTAATCTACCTTTATGGTAAGGGGTTTTAACTAAACGGAAATGAAAGATTAAATCACCTCTCCAATTTGAAAACATTCTTGATACATTACCCACAGGTGTATCCCAACAAACGGTTTGGTTAGGAGTACCAGTAGAAGTTTGACATAAAGTTGGGGTAACATTAGCAGCAAATAAAAGAGTCGAAGAAGCTGCAGTTGTTGTCCAAGAAGGTTGTGACAATAATGCAGGTATCGACGTTAGATAAGATATAGCCAATTCATCACCCTGAGGTAGGCCAACAGTTTCGGGAGAAATAGTAAGTTCATTATGGGGATCCAAAGTTAACTTATCAATAACATTCGAAATATGAGCCGATGACAAAGCATGAAATGGTAAATTCTTATATGGTGATACATCAGATATTACTGGATGATTGGTATACCCAAACATACTAGCAATAGATCCAACAGCAGAAGAGCCTATACCTATAGCTTTCGCAAAGCGACCAATAATTGGTATTTCTGTGAAATAAGATGAGGCCTTAGAGATAGTTGAAGCAACACTTGAGACAGGACCAGACTCAGAAGCCTGGACCGCCAAATCAATAGTGTTACCATATAAGCGAACATCTTCCATCCAAGCATATATCGTAAAGGAAGGTGTAGACGTAATACCAGCATTAGCAATGGCTGCTGTAGTAAGCTGATAAATGTCAAATTTCCCCATATCACGAACATCATCAGATTCTTTCAATGGTAGCCAATTTTTATAATAAAAGAAGGGTAATGTCATTTCGCCTCCTAATGAACTAGATAAATCCATCCAAATTGTAGGTCTTTGGGTCCTTTCTAAATAAGTATCATCACTAAATGGTGTAAAATTAAACAAAGGCCGATAAGAAGCAGCTAAACTACCATAAATAAAAGGTGTACTATTAACAATAATTTTAATATGAAGTTTAGCTTGGATATACGAATAGTTATCAAGTTTTTTAGCAATACGTGAATTTGTCATATACAATTGCCATGGGTAAATTATAGAGTCTGAAAAAGGAGCCCCAGGTGTAACAGTATAATGTGCTATCTTAGTAGGTCTACTTAAGAATTCACCTAGTGAGTAATCCTCAGTATATATAGAAGAAGCGACCTCATCATATATAGCTGCGTAAGACAAACTAGTTGACTTAGCTGCATCAAATGTCACGACTTCAGTAGTTAAGGAATCCCCCATATCACTTTTCATCTCTTGTTCTTCGGCCTGGATTAATAATCCATCCGAAACGTGTTCGTTTTTCATAATAGTACTACGAACATATACTGTACTATTATCCACACAATCATTCCGTGAGTGTGAGCCACAGCATGTAGAGCCATCCCTACATAAATTTACGCAATTTCCAACAAATAAGTACAAGTAGAAGGGCTAGTAAGGCCACATCTACCGGAGATTTCCAATCTCATGGGACTATATTTCACATATATCAAGTGTCAAGTTGATATATGGGTTATTTTAAAGACTTTTCTTGTCATAGGTATTTTTGTAAATGGGCGGATACATCGTATCGACCAAATTTACCTGAGATCAACCAATAATCATCTATTAATTGTTCCCAATGTGGGAAGGTACTAGGTTGAACATAATACTCGACTTCCGGATTCAAAGATACAATATGTTTAAGAAATTCCTTTTGATTTTCAAATTTCTTTCTTCCATACCAGAAATATTCCCTAATTGCACTTTCTACACATGCTATACTTTGTGCTTCATCTGTAATGGTTTTTGAAGCAACATTTACTAAAAGAGATTTCTTTATTGATTCTTCCTCAAGAGGGCAAACAAATAAATTTAATTCTTCACTATATCTAAAACTACGTTTAAGAAATTGTATCTTAGAAATATCCATCAATGTGTAAGCTCCAGCTTTTTTATCAGCTGGTGTGATTTCAATATTAATTTCTTTGAGTTTTGTTTGTAAAATTTTAAAATTAAAGAAGTTACATTCTGGATGAACACCACCAACAAAATCATCGCCATAAGTGATAAGGTTAATGTTCTTTTTAAAATCTCTACAATGTCTATGTGGGTGTGAAAGTGTATATGCATATCGTAAATATAAACTATTCGCATGACTATTAACTAAAACTGTTAATGCTTCACCAGAAACATGACCTTTCATAAACTGCATAAGTGTACCGTTAAAATTTATAACCGCGAAGGCTAAATCATAACCTATACACCAACATCTATTAATATGATCTTGTGTAGCACCAGCTTTACGTAGTACATTAGTTATAGTTTTAAAGACAGCTAGAATCACTGCTGATTGCATACTTTTATCAAATTTTTTATAATCTCCATCGAAAATTCTATCGTTTCCATAATGTGTGAGATAGCGATAAATGTTATCCCATTCGATTGATTGAGCTACAGTACCTGCAGCACATTCAGAAATAAATTTATTTTCTTGCATAACTTTTGTATATGATAAAAGTTCTTTTCTTGTAACAAATACATGTTCTACAGGACCTCCTGTAAAAACTCTGGTATTTTTAGTAGCGATCTTCTCAAAAGATCTAGGTTCATCCTTTAATGCTGCCATATATATAGGATGGTATTGAGTATTATTATCATAACAATCTTCGCACTCAGCTATCCTTTCTAAAATATCCTCAGTAAATTCAACTGGATCCGGCAGACCATGCTGCTCTGGTATAGCTTCTAAAAAATGACGTTTAGATTTATTAAACGGAAATCCTGCACTAGTATTACGGTTAATTTTATCTACAAAACGTACCCCTGCGGCACCATTCAACGTAGTAAAATCATCGTACTCAATCAGTTTACTTAAATCTTTTGGGGATAAACCCTTGACTAAGTCTTCTGAGAAACTATCTGCACAATTAAATAAAATATCTATATCAATTTGTAAATCTTTGGATAAAGATTGTAGTAGATTATTCCGCCATGGTTCCCAGCCCCTCATTTCAGGCTTACCATGTGTTATATCATAACCATACTCAGTTAATGTTTTAGCTAAAGGTGAAGGTCGAACGTTAGATTTAGGTTTTGATCTATGTCCCTCGAAAGAGCCATAAACTAAAGCATTTCCATCATCAACAAATCTAACTTCAGATTTAGTATGTACATTAATTAATTTTTGTTCGCTACTTGGAGCCGAATAATTAATTCTACCAGATTGTATTATTGGTACATCATAAGATGACAATAATTTCTCAACATCTTGTTGTGAAACTTTAAGTGATCGTATTTTACCATCTTGACGCAAACCAACATGTATTCCTAAGATAATGGGTCCTCCATTAGAAAAACTAATGACGATAGAACCACAATCACCTTTGACTGTAGGTGTATTAGTTTGCATAACCCAAGATTCGCACGAAATGTCCAAATCAATGATCTTATCACAAGTATGATAAGCATTAAATACGGGTTGTTTATGTATTACACCATCGTCTTTACGATTTAACAAATAACCTTTATGTATTCCTTTTAAAGTTTTTTGACAAAATAAATCAATATGATTTTTCCGTGGTCGCACCTGTGGTAACCACAAAAGACATAAATCTTTTTCCGGTAATCGTTGAATCATTTTAGATGTTAAAGGTATAACATATTGTTCTCGAACACCTTCTGTATTAGGATTAGTAATTACATCAAGGGTATGATTAGTATAATCAGGCACTGCATGATTATTCGTTAAGTAATACTGACCACCTACACAAAAAGCTCTATTCGCTAAATATCTATTATGATCTTTAGATCGTGAAATAATCGTAACACAATTCTCACTCAATAATGATATTACTTTATCTTCTCCTAAACCTTTCATCGAGCAAGTTTTCCTCGATATATCGAGGTCAGTAACGCGAAAATCATCTTTATACCATACATTAGGAATCTCATCTTCGTCCTTTTCGGGACGAGAACCTGTTGTTCCTTGTACGTCGCAATTATCTTTTTTCCTGGATTTAAAGAAAGAATATGCCATAGATCCAAAGAATATAATTGAGAAAACAATTTTGAGTTGAGAGACCTGATCTGATGAAAGTCCACCAAGATAAGATCTTTGTGAAGCACCAATGAGTCTTCCATAATACGCAGAGACGCGAGGCCTCCCGTTTAACGAATATGATATAATATACTGAACAATGTAATAGAATATAAAACCTCCAAATTTAAAGGTATATGTATAAAACCAAAGTAGAAACATAATTATGTAGTCGGTTATAAATGTTTGACAAACATGTTGATAAGATCCAACTTCACCAGCTTGCAACTTCTCGCAAACACAGCGTGATTTAGTATAACAACATTCTGCACAAACCTCAACGTCAAGCATTAATGATTTACAATTCATCTCTTTTTTCTGAATTTCGAAAAAACGTTTACTAGTTTGGCCGAACCAAACAAGTAATTCATTCACATCAGAGGTTTCTTTGATTAATTTGTGTTTAGCATATTGTATACCGCCTTCTTCATTCAACTCATGAGGCACGACTTTGAAAACTTGAAATGTCCAATAATCTGGAAATTCACTATCATCAATAGCGGGTAATTTTGCACCATCAATCATACAACCATCAATAGTATATTCTGATTTAGGTTTAATACTGACTACATAAGGTAATCTTCTTTGGACAGCTAAAGGACAGGAAAAATAAGTGTTAACGTTTAAATGAATGGTGTTAGTGGTAGCAATAACCAACTTACACCTCATAGGTGTTTTCCCTTTATCTTCTAAAGCTGCTTGTGTGGGTACAAAAGCTGTACTGTTGATAATTTGTATAATTTCTTTTAAGGTTTTATCAACTTCTCCACATTTATTGGGGTTCAAATAGGCTATATCATCCATAATAATACACCATTGTGTAGTGTTAAAGCCAACCCAAAATTCATCGGCGGCATTACGTGTATATATAAATTCATCGCCTAGAGGTAACTTATGAAGTTTAGCAAAATACGTGAAAAGTAATCGTGTAAATGTTGATTTAGCAACGCTAGAACCACCATGTACTAAAACAGAGAAGGGAGCTTCTCTACTTTTTTGTGCATCTTTTCTTGACATAGCATTATGTAAAAGCATTTCACATTCGCTTAAATGTCTAGCTATGAAATTTCTCGAATTCTTATCCATGGGTCTTATCGCCTTATAGATACATTTTCCTGTATCTATAGCTTCACGAAGATCTGATAAATAATCAAACAGCGTAAAACCTAATATTTCTGGATTCGATAAATAAAGCGATTTTGCCTTAAGTTCCATACATTTGTTAACCCAAATTCCATACAAACACTCGTCATGGAAAAATGGATCAACTGTACCTAATTTAATACTTTGCACACCTCTAGTGTATATAAATACGATGGTGTCTAACATACAATGTATAAAATCAGGTCCTAAATGGTATTTTCTTTGAATTGCCTCTTGTTCTAATGCAGTATAATTGCAATTATCGAGGGACAAACCAAATTTGCCAAAAATTGATAAAGATAAAATATACATAAAAAATTTGTATATCTTTTTATAGAGTGTACTTTCTTTAATCATATCATATTTCTGTAAAATATCTGAAAGACACTCTATATAGGGGGTATCGTCACCATCATCACTCTGTAAGCACATATCATAAATTTGTTGTGCACGCTCCATAAGGTTAGCGCTTAGATCTGATGTTAATAAAGAACCGCTTGTTGTGGTATGTTTAAGATAATTTAATATAGCGACAACTATATCATTTTTATTCTTAGCTGAATGGCAATTATAAGTAAAAATTAAAAGAGACTCAACAAAGTCTATTTGTTTACCATAATAAGCTTCAGCTGTTAAAACAATAGCGGACATATCAGGTCCTGGATTAGGTTCAATACCTTCATCGGTTAGGTCTTTGACCCAACCACCTAGAGATTCTATTATAATCTCACTTCTTCGAAGTTCCGATAAAATAAAATCAATTTCTGTATCATTATGCTCATACCATCTCCTTGCAAAATATAAGGAGATGTAATCATTACATCTTTCAATTATCTCAGAATTTTGAGATAATATAAAGAATTTAACATCTTGTGCTTGATACCATTCTCGTAGGCTTTCATCCTCCTCATCACTGTAATCTTCATGTGAACACCATGTGTTTCCACTATCTACAGTTGAGGATGTGCCTACAGAACTATCCGAAGAAACTTCACTACTATCTGATGAATCAGAGGATGAAGTTTCACTAGCTTGCATTTCTTCTAAATATTCATAATCAAATGCATCACTAGAACATTCCCATTCGAGACAATCGTCATCGTCTGAGAAAGTTGGGTAAGAAAAGTCAAAAATATATTCAATTGTTTCTTGTTCAATAATATCACTATAATCTTCTAATTCATTGAACATATTATAACTTGCAAAATAGAGATCTCGTGTATCTACTGAAACTGGTCCAGGATTTGATTCGATACATTCTCTAGTTAAATCTCTTTGATATTCCATATTACTATTCCAGTTATAAGTTAAATTCTGGATTAAATCATATCTATAGATTAATTGATCACTATTATAATTAATATTATCATCTTCAAATAAAAAAGTGACAATATTGTCTTCAAGCTCAGCGATAACGCTAGCTACATGAACGCGATTTCTTCTTAAAAATCGTAAAAGTTTTCTAAAATTTGTATTTATAGCTACTCGGTTGAAAAGCAGTATGGTCGAGTAAAACCAAACTGCCGCATTTCTGCATTTATACGAGATGTGATATCCAATTGGCTTCGTCAGCCAGGGCGTATCGGGACATGTGATATCCCTCCCTTTGATGGGCTAATCCTTTTTCGGAAATTCTACATCGAAATGTTACCTCTCAAGTAACAAATCAATAGAATTTCTAACGAAGGTCCATCTAATTAAGAAAATTTCATTTGGTTATTAGCATTTATTCATGCAATACGCAATTAGATTCCTTAAGAATCCTCATTGCTAAATATAATAATAAAGAACACAGCCGTCGACATTAAACTCCTACTAAATTTCGTGAGTTTTCTGCTCGCACTGCTGAACTAATATTATACTTTATTGCAATATTATAAATGTAAGTACATTTTACTTTTACCTTAACTGAAGAAACAAATATAAACAACACTGAACGACAAGGGTAACAAATTTAAAGTATTTAAAGTTGGTTTTAAGTCCGGGGACTATCAGTTCGACATATATAACATTTTTAAGTTTTAGGGTGTTATATATAGCTACTGGGACAATTGTTTAGCTACGAAGAGTACAATTGCATATTATTACGCAAAACTCTTTTACAATATAAAACATATAGGTTAGATTTTGTTTCTTACAAGCCGAAAATCTAGTAAAGGCTTAGAAATAAAATAGTTCTTATAAAATAAAATGACGGTGTTAGGCGTCAAGTTAGTAAATAGAACTAAGTATCTGGCGCATTAGCGGTCATGGGTATTAGGCCATGAGCGCTAATACGATTCAATAAGTGTGTGGATATGTGTAAGCATATCCACAC